GACGTTTAGGCCATGTTGCTTAAAAACGGCTATATCGCTGATTCCTGACTGCAAATTTGTGCCAGATCCTGCTGGATCGCCCCATATACCAGTAAATTCATAGCCAAGTGAGTTAATTTTACGTGCAAACTCCTCTGTACGCGTGTTTTGCAGGTTGACTTCGTCAATCTGGTGTATTTCAGCGAAGTTTTTCTCACGTTTGTGCAACTGGACGATAATCGCTGCCGCATGTCTGAACCCAAAATCCAAACCCATATATACAGGCTTCGATGGATCGTATGCTACATCCTCACGTATCTGCTTTTCTCTATCTAGTGGATATACCTTACCCTGGTAGGATTGAAACTCGCAAAGAAACTCTTGACGATAGGTTTCTTTTGTGAGTGTGCGTTTGAGTTCTTCTACATCATCTTTGAAATATGGGGATAGTGTAGATGGAAATCTCCACGATTCCCAGTCAGGAAACTCAGGATTCTTGCCAAAATCTTTGTAGAGCTTGTGCAGGTAGTTGAATCCGCGCGGTGTACTAATAAATAAACACCAACCTTGGCGATCTGCTAGTGTAGGTCTTAAATACATTTCGTATGTATTGCGTGGGATAAGTGCTGCTTCATCTATTATTAAATAATCTATTCCATCTCCAATTAAAGAATCGACTGCGTCAGCCGATTTTACAACTATTTCACTATTTAAGCCTGCAAGCTTCATATAGTATAAATCACCAGAAATCTCTTTCTTGCTTTCTAATGGCAGTCTTAGTTCTGTCATTACAATACGCTTTACCTCACGTGCAATCTTATTTGCCAGTGAGTAGTTTGGTCCTACAATCCAACCACGTGTGTTGGGTGTTAACAGCCAAGGCATGATCTCATGCGCTGCCATGTAGGATTTTCCACTGCGCCTCCCCATTAAGAGAACGCGATACCTAGCTTTACTGTTATGAACGACCAACTGCTCTGGCGTTGGGGTGTACCCCAAGATCTTCCAGAGCTTTTGCTTGTTCAGTATTGACTTTATCAATCGGATTATCCTCGAAACCGCACTCTTTTAGCACTGTTTCTAAATTACCTGTCATATCTACGGCGGTTTTATCTGTCATACCAAGATAATTCTTAGCCATGAAGATTTGCATAGCAATTGAGTTGTTTTCCATTGCGCTTACCCACATGGATCTGCGCAGTTTGAATTTCATCTCTTCTTTACCAGCTTCTACCTTGGCTTTGAAGTGTTTGCGTATTGTACCTTCGGACACTTCAAAGTATTTGCCGATTTCGATGTAGTTGCAGCCAAAACTAGCAAGCATTTTTACCTTTTCAGGATCTATTGTCTTTGTTTTCTTATCCATCTTCCTTATTAGAGCTTTCGATGACAGTTTTTATTTTAATTAACGTCCTGCGCCAGTATTCTTTGACTGAGGACTCGGTTATTTCCATTTCCTTTGCAATATCTACAAATGCATGTCCACGAATACGCTCTTTGAACACTCGTAACTCCTGTGGAGACATACGATCATAGAACTGGTGCGCTGCGAGTTGTAGGTGGCGCAGGGATGGTTCGATCAAACCACTTCGGAAAACTAGAATCATTGTGTGGTAGTGATCTGCGCGGTCGATAGCATGAAGCCACTTGTCAGTGTTCTCATCTGTTAAGTTACTCCAGACTTCTTCCATAGTGGAATTTACAAAGAGGTGTTGACAAAAATGAAGAGGAAAATTCTAAGGCGCAATAAGTAGGCATTTGTGTGTTTTGCCTTGGTATACCCATACCTATTATACATAATGTATATTATACGCAATTTTAAATCGCTGTAACTATAACAATATTAACACTTAACATTTTACGCAATAATTAAAAACTATTATTATGACCTTTTGACATTATACGCCGTGTTTCTTTTTGTTTTTGGTTAGACTTAATTTTTGTATTTATGCAAGTGTTGACAAATATATAATATATCACTAAATTTATTAGCGCATTGAGAGAGCGCAACAAACTAAACAACAAAAGAGAGAGAGAAAATGCAATATCCATTTTATAAACAGAAAGAAATATCTGAATATATTGAAGATTATTTACATGATAATGAAACATATTTAAAAGAAAACTTAAATAGACATTCAGATATACACGAATTACATAATGAAATATTTAATACTGATTACTATTTAATTGGATATTACAATTGTGAACAATGGTTAAAAGGACATGCTTTTGAATGTATTGGAGTAATTAAAGAATATGAGCAAGATAATTTTGGAGAGGTTTATACTGATTTGAGTAATGTAGAAAAGGTGGTAAATATGTATGTTTATATAATAGGTGAGCATTTGTTGTTGGATATGGAAGATCAATTAGAAGAAAGAGGTTTAATAATATAATGACAAAAAAAGATTACATACTTGATTTAATGATTTTATCAGATGATTTTAATTTGTTAAAAGATAAAAATCAAACTTTAAAAGAATACGATCAAGAAAAACAAAAATGTTATAAACGATTAGCAAAATTAATTATGTCTTTACCATTAAACAAAAAGAGAGGTATAAATTGAAAGAATCAAAAATGACTAAGATATTCAAATATATCGATAAAACGCCAAAACTAAGATATAAAAAGTTAATTACTTTTATATGTAGTTTAAATAATCGACCTTATCAAAGTGGATATTATGGAACTGTTTTAACTAATTTAAAATATAGTGGTCGTATTCGTGTTAATAAAAAAGGTTATTACCAACTAACAAAATTAGGAAAATCTTTAATTAACACGCCATATGCGAAAACAATAAAAGAAAAAGAGAAAGAAAGAGAGAGAAAACAATATTTTAAAATCATGCGTGAAATACAAATTAATAAACAAAATGAGCAAGATAGAAAGTATAATAGGATTATGAAAACTATAAAGAATCGTGGTACGATTGACACTATTGAAGAATTAACGTATTTTTTAAAAACTTTTAGATCACATGATCAAATTGAACTTTCTCAAGATGAAGAAGGCAACGCATTTGGTAAAATATTTGGGCAAGTTTTCACAGATAAAGTTGATAGGTTTACTGATAAAATTACTTTAATACCAAATATAAGATGCTAGATTAACTGATGAGACTTAATGAGTCGAAACGGCTATTTTTAGCCGTCTTAATCAAATAAAAGAGAGAGGTATAAATTGAATAAATACGAAAGAAACGCCGTTGAAGTTACATTAGATCACTTTATAGATAATATGATTGATGTTCGTTCTTATTTTGAAGACGAATCAAAACCAATTACATTTAATACAATTGTTAATTTTGGTGATTATGTTTTAACACTTATAAAAGAACACTTAGAAAGTGATATTGATTTAATGATCGAAACCATAGAAAGTGATATGAAAGACGATGAAGAAGAAAAAAAACATTGGACTACAATTTTAAACGATCAAAAAGGCGCATTAAAAATAATTGATAAAGCTATTGAATATAGGAAAAATTTAGGTCCTGATGGTTTGCCGCTAGAACACTTACAACCTGGAATATACTTAAAAGGCTAACTGAAGACGGCTAAATGCTAGAAACGGCGCAGAATTGCGCCGTCTTAGTCAAACAAAAGGAAAAACAAAATGGAAAAACCAGTTAAACAAATCGAAAAAGAGTACAATGAAATAATTAGGACTACTGATATTTGGTTGCATTCTTTAGATAAGTTTTTAGGATATGATATTCTTGCAATTATTAACGGTATTTTATACTCTGTATTTAATATGATTTATAGAGTTGCGCCTAATTTTGAAATTGCTAAACAAACTATTGAAAATGCTTTAGATCATTTTGAAAGTGAATTAGAAGAAAAACCAAAAGCAAAGGCGTAAACATGCTTAAAAAACTAGAGAAAATAACGCATGTTTATTTAACAATTTGCGTTTTAGTTTGGTTGTTCCAATGTTTTTTATAGAGTTAATAATTTACGTGCTTTTCGCGTTATTCCTAATTCAATTACTAAACAACTAACAAACTAATAAAAAGAAAAAAAGCCACGTTTTAAGCGTGGTTTTTTTTTACCTATACATACCAAGCCACAGAAATAAAACATGCGTTTTTGCGCAAGTTAAACACTGGCAAAAATTCTATTATACATAATAATTTTTATTGGCAAAATATCAAGTGAGCGTTTTGATTGTTTTTGGTGCTTTTTTTGATCGAATTATGAACACATTTTTTTGCAAATTTTGAAATTATATTTTAGGCGCAGGGTTTTTTATATCTTACACTCATGGTAATTTTTGCTTTTTAATTTGTCTGTTTCGCCATGACAACTTGTCGCGGTTCTTAATTTTTAAAAAACACTTCTCAACATTCTTTATCCTGGTATCATGCCACCACTCCAAAACCAGCGCACAATGAGTCTCGCCACGTATGTTTTGAGCAAACTCGCAGTAATTCTCTTTCTTATCCGAAAGTACGCACTTTTCAGGGTAAATCATCGATAGTCAGAAAAAGCAGAAAACGAAGAAAAAGCAGAATAACTCTCTCTCTCTCCTCTATAAACTACATTTATCATTTTCTGCTTTTTAGTGTTGACCGAAAAACGCTTTTCTGCATTTTCTGTATTTTCTGCTTTTCCACTGCATCGAGTTAATCAAGAAAATCATCTAATTCTGTAGTTACTTTACAATAATGGCCACGCTCAACCTTGCGAATCAAACCTTGTTTTTCCATACGATCAAGCCAATTATAAACGGCTGCATTGCTTGTTAACTTCATCACACTTTCCAGCGCAGACGCAAACGCAGTGGTACTAAAATTGTGACCATCTGTCATAACCGCAGCAAGTACGCGTTCTTCATTTGACTCTTTAGGATCGCTATACCAATACATCTCATTTTTCGGTAACGGCTTCATATATTTAAAATACAATTCCC